ATGTTGTACGACAAAAAGATGCTTTCTCTGAAGGATAAAATTATTCAAGAAGAGGAAGAATCAAAGAAGAAAAAAGTTAAAAAAGAGAGGGAAGTAGTCGAGCCTTCTGAAAAAGAAAGGAAAAAATATGGAAAAAATAATGAAAAATAATGGAATATTTTATATAGTTATTTCATTGTTAGCAATTCTATCAGTTGGTACTGGTGTATATGCTTATGCAGTATCACAGAGTTTGAATGTAGCAGGTGACTATAATTATTATGAATCAGATTCTCAAGATGAACCAGATGAAATGATTGTTGGAGCTTTTTCTGGACCTGATATTTATTCAGATATAAACATTTATGGATCGTTAACTTATGGTAGTTCAATGACTTATTCAACCACTACTAGAGATATAACTAATACGTTTTCTTATAATGATTTATACAAATATCAGACTTGGGAAGTTCTTAATATGACTGAAGCGTCTAGTTTGACATTTACAATGCCAGCAACAAGTACAATGATGTTGTTATTACCTAAAGTTGGTTCTACTAGAACTTGGCAAATACATAATTCTACAACTACTGGTGATGGAGCAGCAACTATTACTTTAGCAGCTGGTGCTGGAATGGAATTAGTGGGCGTAGATTCTAATGCTGATGTATTCGCAGCTGAAACTTGGTTAGAAATGACTTGTACTCAAAAAACATACGTTGATTCAATTAATGAAAATATTGTATGTATGCTTGAGGAAATGATAGCAACAGACTAATAATTTAATTTTATTTGGCAGAGTTTGAAACTGCCTTAACAACAATACTATGAAAAAAAATAACTTGGAGGAAATCACTCCTACAAATGATGAGGGTGGGAATCAACCTGATGATTCAAACGAACCTAATGAGGAACTAACTAAAGCAAAAGAGTTAGCAGACAATTACAAGGTTCGAGCGGAGAAGGCTGAAGCTAAATTAAAAAATGCTGATGCAACAAAGGAGAAACCTAAAACTCCTAAAAATGAAGGAGAATCAGACGAACCAAATTATGACAAATTAGCATATCTTGAAGTTAAAGGTGTTACAAATTCTGACGACCAAAAGGTTGTTAAGGATGAAGCTAAGCGTCTTAATCTACCTTTGACTGAAATTCTAGAAATGGAACACATTAAAGGAAAATTAAAGACAGCTAAAGAACAAAGAGAAGCTGAAAATAGTATGCCTGATAAGAGTGGTAAATCTGGTGTAGACAGTAAAGGTACTGTTGAACACTGGGTAGATAAAAAGAATGAAGACGGAAGTCTTGCTACTCCTAAAGACATGAAGTTAGCTAATGAAGTTATAGACGCTAGAATGAACCAGAGTTCAGACAATAAAATGTTTGACGATACCTTCTAGTTTGGTGGTCGATGTCTGATTATTAATAATTAATAATAAGGACATAATAAAATGGCAAATACAGTATTATTTAATCATCATGATTACGTGCAGAAAATGAGAGCAAGAATTGCTACTCCTACTGTCTGGATGGATGTTTTGAATGTAAAATATTCAAATAATCGAACAGTTGTAAATAGTTACATGTCAACTGAACCATCCGTGGTATCAGGAACTCGTGGAACTGCTTACAATTACGAAGATTTTATTTTAACTGCTGATACATTAACTATTAGCACTTACAAAGTTATTCCAATGTTTGTTGACGAAGCTGATAGATATCAGCAAAGTTATGTAGACCAAATGAAAATCGCTGCTTTTCAAGGCAAAAAGATTTCTGAAGCCCTTGAAACTCTAGTACTAGCTGCTCATGGCAGTTGGACTGATTTCGGTGTAACAGACTTAGCAAATAGTGGCGATGACGACACTAATGCAATTACAGTATCCGCAGCTAACATTGATGATATAATTAGAGCTATCAAGCGAAAATTATATGGTAACGATGGTGTAGACTTAGCAGTTGAAAATGGAATCTTTATTGCTTGGAGAGCTACCGACTTTGAAATTTTAGAAGCCTTTGTACAAGCTAATGGCTTTACAGAAGCGGATATTAGTTTAAAGAATGGTATCGCAGTTCAAAAAGCATTTAGATATATGGGAGTTGATCATTATTTATCAAATTCTCATACTGCAAATCATGTTTTCGCTGGAATTAAGAAACAAGGTGAAATTGGAATTTTGAGAGGAACTTTTGGTAAAGCTAAATTTATCGAAGACCCTGGAAAACTTTCTGGTTTAGGTATTGTTTCTCGTGTTGACTATGGCTTAAACTGGCCTGACCAACTAAAAGAATTCTTTATGGATATTAATGTAGCCTAGAATTACATTGTTGACATACTTTGCCCCTTTTGCGGGGGGCAAGGATATGTTAAAAATTTGTATAGGTATCCCAACAAATAGATTAATAAAACCAAAAACAGCTCAATCTATTATGAATTTAGTTGCTTATTCAGATTGTGAGTTTTATATTCTAGTATCAACTCGTGGATACAATACAAGTGAGAATAGGAACTACATAGCTGCTAAAGCAATTAAAAATGAGTGTGATTACTTGTTTTTTATAGATGATGATATGATTTTGCCTGAAGATACTTTAGAAAAGTTGTTAGCTCATAAAAAAGATATTGTTGGTGGTGTTTACATGACTAAGTATGAAGAACAAGAACCAGTAGTAGAATATTTAGATGATAAACGACCAAATGGTTTATTTGAAGTAAAGGCTCTCGGCACTGGTAGTTTGTTAATCAAAACTAATGTATTTAAAAAGTTATCCCAACCTTGGTTCAAATATGAATGGTATGACAATGGAATGGTTAAACGAAGCCACGATTGGATATTTTGTGAAGATGCTATTAATGCTGGATATAAAGTATTTGCAGATAATAGTTTAGATATTAAACACATAGGACTAAAAACATACTAATTATGAAGATAACTATTGCAATTCCAAGTAACAGAGGTATAAATCCAAAGACTTTTCAATGTATGTTGGAGTTGATTAACCGTGGTGGCTATGATTTTCATTTAATAGTACCAGAAGAAGGGTATACAATAGCAGAGAATAGAAACTACACAGCAATCCGAGCGTCAAATAATAAATCAGAATATCTTTTAATGATTGACGATGATATGACTTTTCCGCCTGAAACCTTAGATAAGTTAATAAGTAATGGCAAAGATATTTGCGGAGTAGCTTATCACCCTAGATGTGGTTTAGATAGAATGAAAGCGATTGATGAAACTCATTATATTAATATTGATAAGAACGAAGATCCTAAATATAAAGATGTATTTGAATGTCACGCCACCGGTACTGGAATTATACTAATTAAGACTGATGTATTTTTAAAAATAAAACGCCCTTGGTTTCAATTTGAATATCACGAGTCCGGACAATGCAAACTGGGTGAAGATTGGTATTTTTGTGAGAATGCTAAAAAATTTAATATTAAAACTTATGCTGACCCAACAATTCCAGTAGGTCATATAGGGGAAGCTATTTACTAAATATATGAAATACTTTGAACCAATTTCAAAACAATCAATATTTAACAAAATAAACAAAATTTGTACTACTACAAATAAAGTTTACTTAAATATTGACAAAATACAGAATATTAACAGTGCTTTGGACAGTTACTGGTTTTTAGCAGTTAACGCTGCATCTAAGGCCAGTTTTGACGACACAGGGCAAACTAGCTTACCAGTTGAAACACAGGACTTAGCTGATGGAACAAATGCCTACAAAATGGCTTCATTTACCAATGAGGTACTACAATTATTAAAATTAGCAGTACTAGACGCTGATGCTGAAGAAATTGATTTGATAAGAGAAGATTTTGATAACATAGAAGATTTTAATGAGTTATATTCAACTGACAGTGACGATAGAGATACACCAGCATACTGGACAAAAATGGGTGATTACATTTATGTAAGACCTTGTCCTGATTATGATGAAACAGGTGGATTAAGAGCTTATGTAAATCGTGAATTAATAAAACTATCATTTACTACTTTTACTATTACTGTTGCTGATCCAGGTGTTATAACTTCAGTTGCACATGGATTATCTGATAATGACGGAGTTTTGCTTGTAACTGACGGAGCATTACCAACTGGTTTAACTGTTGATTCAAATATTTATTATGTATCAGGAAAAGCAGATGATACTTTTAAGTTATCTTTGACACCCTCAAGTGTTGGTGTTACTGAAATTGAAACTACTGGAACTCAATCAGGAACTCATAAGTTTATTAAAGTAAGCGGAACCCCTGGTATTCCAGTTATTCATCACAAACACTTATCTAAATATGCTTCTTTAGAATGGATGAACCCAAAACACCCTAACTATCAAAAGACAGCTCAAGAATTAAGAATGTTAGAAGAAGATATTAAAGATTACTGGCGAACAATGGAAAGTGAAAGTAATGCAATAATTTATCCAAGTAGAAGATGTTATAAATAAATATGCCTGAGCCAAAACCATTAATAATCCAAGCACCTCGACAAGGGATAGCACCTAGTCCTCATGTTGGTTTTGGTAATATGAAAAATATTGATATTTATAGTAAACTCGGCGTAGTTTCATTAAATAATATTTTAGTAAAGCAATCAGGGGTAGTAGTTGACGCTCAAGTAAAATGGATTGTTAAAAATCCAGCTAGTCCTACTAATTTATATGCTTTAGATAGTAATGGTGTAGTCTATACATCAGCTAATAGTGGTACTACTTGGACTGAACTTTCAGATAGGGAAGGTGCTGGACAAGGGTTAGTAGTATTTAAAGACTATTTAATTGTAGCTGAAGGAGATTATTGTGATGCTTATGGACCTTTATCAGGAACTAAGGCTTGGACAGATGATTGGATTCAAATGGGTGAAAATGATAGCTTATACGAACCAATGTTAGTTAGTAACTTAGACGGCAAATTATATATTGGTAATGGTCGTTATGTTGCAACTGTATCTGAAGATGTTGGAGAGAACTTTGACCCTGACAGTGCATCAACTTATACATTCACTGCTCAACATTTAACCTTACCAGAAGATTACAGAATAAAATGTTTAGCTGAACAAGGAAACAATTTAGCTATCGGAACTTGGCAGGGAACTAATATTTATGATAATAAAGTAGCTGATATATTTTTATGGGATGGTTCATCGACAAGTTATGGAGCTATTGTTAGAATGAATGAAAACGGAGTTAATGCAATGATTAACATTAACGAGAATCTATATATTTTAGCTGGTATTGATGGAAAGGTTTATAAAGCAAATGGAACTCAAGCATGGCCAATAGCACAGATTCCTATTTCCATTGCTGATATAACTGGTAGTAAGTATTTTGAACCACAACCGGGAGCTATAATGAATTTTAAAAGTAGATTATTTTTTGGAGTTAGTTCTCAATCAACTGATGGAATGGGTATTTATTCATTACAGGAAACTTCAAGTGGAAATATATTAAATTTAGAACATACAATATCAAGCGAATCAACCGGTGGAACCAATCCATTAATTATTGGTGCTTTACTTGGTATTACAAGAGATATTTTTGTTGTTGGTTGGAGAGATCACGCTACCTATGGAATAGATAAGCTAAGTGCTACATCTTTTGCATATACAACAAATTACTTAGGTAGTTTTGAAAGTTCAATGTATAGTTTAGGAACTTATTTAAACAAAAGAGAATTTAATGCTATGGAGTTTAGTTTAGCAAAGGAATTAGCAGCTAATGAAGGAATACAGATTAAATTTAGAATTAACTTAACAGATGATTGGACAACTTTAGGAACTTATACTACTACAAATATAGGGACAGGTGTTACATCATTTCGTACTGAAGAAATTAATATACCACAATGTGAGCAATTACAGATTAAAATTGAATTGTTAGGAACAGCAACTACAACACCTGAATTTAAAAAAGCTATTTTTATATGATTTTATGGAGATTGACGATACAATTTATGTTAATTATATTCCGACAATCGGAGAGGTTGATTTCAGCAAAGATGGTGAGCTTTCAACAATAGGTAGTTCAAGTAGTGGAAATTATATTCCACAAAGAAATGAACAACTTAATGAGGTAAGAGCAAACAGAGGTGTAATTGGTGGTTGGACATTAACTAATAATTTATTATTTGCTAATAATGTTGAATTAAGCAGTCAAGGATACTTTCAAGTCGGTACTGGTGATAATATAATTAGGTTAGATTCACAAAATGCAAGTTATCTGATGTGGGCTGGTGATACTGATCCTGCTTCCGCACCATTTAGCATAACAATAGATGGAAAAATTAATGCAACTAGCGGAGAAATTGGTGGTTGGATAATCGGAGCTACTTTTATAGGCGACAATGCAACGGCAAATAGTTGTAAAGTATTAATTGATAGCACAAACACTTTAATTAGACTTGGAGCAACTTCAGGAAATTACATAACACTAGATGGTGAAAATCAGAGGATTAGAAGTTCTAACTATGTAACTGGTGTTTCAGGATTTACAGTTGAGCCAACTTTAATTGAAGCAGAAAATATATTAGCTAGAGGAATGATGAGAGGTGCAACTTTTGCCTACGATATTGTTTCAGCTATTGGTGGACAACTAATGGTAGCAAATGCAGATACACTTGATGTTGATATGACAGCCCTTGATAATTCAACTTTGACAATTAAAGGTGCAACAACTTTTGCAGTTAATGATAACTTGTTAATGAGAGCGTCAACTGCTAGTGGTATTCAAGAAGAATGGCTAAGAGTTACAAATATTGGGTCAGCTCCAACTTATACAGTTACCAGAGATTTAGCTAATGGGTATGCTTCTAATAGTAATCCAATATGGTTAGCAGGAACTCCAGTTGTTAAACAAGGTAGTTCAGATGGTACCTCCGTATATTCAGGTGGTTGGTTAAGATTATTAGGTGAAGGTACAAATTCACCTTATTACAGCGTATTTGCTCGAACAGGTGTAGCTTATAATGCCTATGCAGAAGTAGCTAGAATGGGTAACTTGAATGGATTTTTAGACTATTCAAGCGATATATATGGTTTTGCAGCTGGAAATAGTGATAATTACTTTTCATACGACCCTACAAATGGAGTTAGAATAGATACTCCAATTAATGTAGATTTAGAGTTTACGGCAGGAGAAGCAATAACAATAGGTGAAGCTACTGGATTATGGGGTTACGTTGTTGAAGCAGAAAGTATTATTAGTGCAGATGAAGCTACATTTGTCTCTCAAGATAATCCAACTACTAATTATGATGATGATGCAAATGGTGTTTGGGTAGAGGAAGGTGATACAATAAGTACACATTCTAAATATGGATATATTTCTTGGCCTGGGATGGCATCTACTCCTTCTGCAACTGGATTAACTGTACTAAAATGGGAGATTAAAATAACAGTTAATTGGACTTATGGCAAT